CACAATACGGAGCCTAGGGACAGTTTAGTGCGTAAAGCGGTTAATTATCCGTTAGAGGTCAGGTTTGTGGATGCGAATGATGAATTTGAGGAGGAGTTGTTGTTATGAACAACAATTTTGAGAAGGATTTGGCTGATGGTCACAAGGGTGAGCAGGCAGTTAGGCATTTTGGTGAGACAGTTCTTAGTTTGCGGTTTATCAAGTATAATGATGACAGTGCTTTTGACATTTTGTTTGAAGATGACGAGTGTCATGTGGTGACTTACGAAGTAAAGACTGATTTGTTTGAAAAAAACTGGGATGAGAATGGTACAGGCAACATGGCGATAGAGTATAAGTGTCGTGGTAAGCCGAGTGGAATAAGAAAGACTAAGGCGATGTATTTTGCATATTATATTCCTAACATTCGAGACAAGCAGCTTTGGGTAATAAGTGTAGAGGACTTGAAGAATTTGTTAAAGGACTGTGTTTACAGGCGAGTAAGTGGTGGTGAGACCTATTATGACAGCGATGAGAAGGTAACTAGGTGTTTTTTGATAGACCGACACAGGTATAGGAAGCATTTTGATGTTTATAGTTGGGATGGCAGGGGTTGGTTACCATCATTAGAATAATTAAAGACGGTAAGGTATTGGAAGAGTCTGACAGTTTACAAGAAGTTCATGAAAAGTTGATAATTTTAGATGCAGAAACTAAATATATAGAAATAACTGTAGCAAAATACAAATGAATAGCAAACACATTACGCAGGCAATAGCTGGAGCATTGGAGATAATGAATGAGCAGCCACTTAGTTTGAATGAGTTTATAGATGAGGTAATGCGAGACTATATGGACCATGAGCCGGGGACTTATGTTCCGTTGGGTGAGATGCATAGTCAGTGGGAGGAGAACTTTCAGAAGGGGGAGTTTGCTTCTATTATTTGTGCAAGGGGTCACTTGAAAACAACGTGGGGTCTTTGTGTGTTAGCTTACATGATGCACAAGCAGCCTAACTTTAGGGCATTGTATATTTCGGCTACATTGGAGCAGGCTTGGGATAAATTGGAGCAATTTGAGGAATTATGTAAGCGAAGTTGGCGACTTAGTGGTTTTTTACAAAAGGCAGAAGATAGGAAGGTGACAATACGAAAAAGCGCTAAGAGATTTAACAATGGAAGTCGAGTGGCTGCTGCAAGTATTGGAAAGGCACTTGAGGGTCCTCACGTTCACATGATTATTTTGGACGATGTATTGCAAGAGTTTCCAAATTTGACGGATGAGAAGGTTATTCACTATGTACAGAGGGTTGTGATGCCAATGCGACTTCCAGAGTCTAAGATGTTATTGGTAGGAACACAAAAACGTGTTGGAGATATAACAGATTGGGTAACGCATAGTTCGGAGTGGAATGTAGTAAGGCATCCTGCACTTTTGGAAGATGGAAGTCCTAGGTGGCCAGAGTATTGGAATCAAGAGCGTTTGGACAAAGAAAAGGAGACAATGGGAAGTCGGGCTTTCGAGTCTGAGTATATGTTAAATCCGTTGGACCCAGAGAGTGCGGTAATTCCTTATGAGGTACTTCAGCGATGTTTGGATGAAAATTTAGATATGGGGTTGCCAGAGTACAATGACGATATAGCCGTCGTAATGGGTGTTGACTTGGCTGTGGGTATGAACAGTCAGAATGATGAGACAAGCTACGTTCTTGTGGCTTATAATAAGCGTACGGAGTATCGTAGGGTCTTGTATAGTTGGACAGGCAAGGTAATGGCTAAAGGAAGTGGTTGGTTGGAGACTCAGGTGTTAAAAATCAGAGAACTTGCGAAACGTTTTAATCCAGATACTATAATGATAGAATCGAATGGGTATCAAAGGTTGGTTGTACATAGTGCGAGTGATTTGGCAGGCCTTCCGGTCGAAGGACACAACACGGGCCGAGAAAAGCACTCTCATGACGTTGGTATACCGGGGTTGGCCTTGGAGTTTGAAAAAGAGAGATACCAGATTCCGTGGCAAGAAGAGATAAGGGAAGCAAGTAGACCGGGGCCTAGAAAGTTGACGGATGGATTGGCTAGGTTAGTTTATGGTAAGAACGGTAGGTTAGAAGGACATACGCCAGATGCGGTGATGGCGTTATGGATGTGTGAATTAGCTATTAAGAATTTAAATAAAAAGGGTTTAAGTTTTGCAAGTTGGGATTATGTATAGTAAAGTTTATATACATTGAGTATATACGAGACATCCAACCAGACTATGAAAAAGCGAACGAGGTTGGAAATTTACGGAATAAGTAATGAGACAAAAGACAGTCTTAAAGAGATTGCTAAGGCTGAGAATGTACCAACAGGCGTCTTAGTGGAGCCAGTTCTTAGGCGGTATGTTCGGGAGTATCATGGCCGATAGGAGAACAAGGTATAAGATTCCACGTGGCGTTAAGAAGGAAGCGTTAGATGGGCGAGAGTTGCGTACAGTTCACGGTTATGGTGGTGGTAAGGTTACTAAGTCTATTAATTACAAGTTAAGGATGCAGAAGGACGTAGGTTATGATACAGCGGTAAAGATAGATACATATTTTAGGCGTCATGAGAAGGTAGACCCACCAGCAAAGAATTTTGGAAACAGGCTTAATCCAAGTAAGGGATATATCATGTGGAAGTTAATGGGTGGTAATGCAGGACATCGTTGGAGTAAGTCATTAAAGAAGCGATTAGATTTGTTACAAAAAACAGAAAGGCTTAATAACATAAAGAAAACATTGGAGGACATACATGGCATGGTACAGTAATATATTTAGACGAAAACCAGTTAGGAAGGCTTCGCCTTTAGAGCGCATGGTTTCAGAGGATGCACAGGCGATAGAAAAAGAAGCAAGGACTCCAGTATATTCTGCAATGGGTAATAGTGCATCGTTTCAGCAATCTATATTGCCACCAGTAGACCAATTTTATTTAGAACAATTAGCTGACAGGTATTCTCATCTACGAACAGTTATAACTCGAATAGCGTCTCAATCGGTAGCGAAAGGGTGGGAGTACCACGCTACGGGCGATAAGGGTGACAAAGAGGAAAGAAAAATATTAGAGACATTACTTAGAGACCCGACAAGTGGAGATGCAGACATTTCAGGTATGGAGTTGTTTAAGGCAATGATACGTCAGTTAGAAGTATTTGATGATGTATGGGTCAGTATTGTATATGATAGGATAGAAGGTAGTGAAGATAAGATAGTCAAGCAGCTTTGGGTAGAAGATGCAAAGCACATGAGGTTTCATGTAGATGAGTATGGTAAATTTAAGAATGATATTTATTTTGATACAATAACCAGAAAGTTTGTAGAGGATGAGGACTCTCCAACAGAGGGGGGATTTCCTGCTGCTAAGATGGCATATTATTATGACCAAGGCACAGAGAAAGATAACATTCCTTTTGCACGAGATGAGATAATTCATTTCAATAAATACAGTGCGAGTGCCAGATTGTATGGACAGTCGCCGATTATAGGTCTTTCTAAGAAAATAGAAACTGCTCTCGCCATTGAGAACTTCCAAAACAAAATCTACAAACTAGAGAGGCCACCTAAGGGTTTCTTGGACATTCCCGGCCATGATGAAGAATCATTGAATCGGTTAGGAGAATACATTGCAGAGGAGACAAGACGTAATCCGAACTTTGTTCCTATTATAAGTAGTAGGGGAGAAGGTACGGGAACGGGACAGGCTAAGTTTGTGCCTGTTATGCCTAACATGGATGAGTTGATGGCACTGCCATATATGGAGCGCATTAACAACGATATAAACGCATCTTATGGTGTAATGCCTATTATAACAGGAAGTACGGCAGGTGTTGGCGGATTAAATGCAGAAGGGGAACAAATTAATATATTTGATAGAACTATTTTAGAAACGCAGAATTGTATAGAGATGGGTTTCTTTAAACCGTTGTTAAATATTATGGGAATTAAAACTTGGAAGATAAAGTTTGCAGACATTAATGTAAAGAATGAACAACAGCATTTGGCTAATATGTTACAGAAGGCAAATATTATTACAGTATTAAACAAGTTAGGAATAGAAGCTACGTTGGACAAAGATGGGAATTTAGTTTTACCAGATGAGCCAAAGGTAGTAATGCCAGATGCAAAGCCAGAAGTGGGGGCGTTAAAACCGTGAGTAAGTGTAAGAAGTGTTTAGCAAGTGGAATGAGAGTTCATGTATTAAGTTCAGGTTTTTGTCAAGAGTGTCAAAGTGAATTGGAATGGAAGAATGGAGACAGGGAACATGCTAGGCAGATGGCTGTTAAATCACGTGTAGCTTATTACAAAAAGGCTGAGAAGTTTATTGATAAGAAGTGGAAAGAAAAGTATGGCGATTCATCAGTAGATGAAGTGCTTGAGTATCGTTAATGGGCATTCAAATAGATGATAAACAGTTTGTAAGGATTATTAATTTATTTAAAAGTCAAACTACTTGGGAAAAGATAATTGTAGAAGCAGCAGAGCAGACAAGAGAACAATTAGAAGATAAGACAATAGATGCATTATATGATTCTACATTAGCAACAGGAAACAAAGTACAAGCTGCATCGGGAGGTCTTGAAGCAAGTATTGAAACTGAGGTTGAAGTAAAAGACCAGACAGTTAGGTTACGTGTAAAATCTAATCATCCTGCCGCAGGGATTCTTGAGTATGGTGGGCCTTCATCATTTCCACCTTGGGGTAAGAATAGTGCAATAGCAGAGTATGCAAGAATTATTGGAGAGAAACCATTTATGATAGCAAAAGGAGTTTATGATAACCAACCATTTACATCGCCTACAAGATTTTTGACAAAGGGTTGTGAAAGTGCATTTGAAGATTTAGAAAAAAACGTATATGCAGTAGTTCAAAAAGAACTTTCCGGAAAGAAGTCTTAGTTTATAAATATACTTTCAATGTTGTATTGTGGCAGACGCTAAAGACACTAATTGGAAAGTTTACCGACCTGAGTGGTACAACGACAGAATTTTAGAGACATTTATTAGCTCGCCTATTATCGATAAACAGAATGACAAAATAGATACTGACACTATGAAAGAATCAATGGATTTTTTTATGAAATATGGTGTTTATTCATACAAGCATGAGGAGATGCCAGTCGGCCTTCCTCTTGCATATAAGATTAAAAATGGTAAATTAAAAATCCGAGTAGGGATACACAACAGACTTCCTATGCATGATAGAGTGTGGGAAGAGATGAAGATTTACGGTGACAAGGGCGGTTCGTCTATAAGGGGCGAAGCTGAAAAACAAGAGAAGGTCTGCGAAGGAGACGTCTGCCACAACAACATCTCCGAGTTGTCTCTTTGGTCCGTGTCTTGGGTTGGCAACAGGCCAGCTAACCCAGAAGCTACTGTTACACAGGTAGCAGCAGCAAAAGCTAATGAACCAGTTAAGGTGACAAAGCAAGTAACGCTAGATGAGATAGAGGGAATGGTAGAAAAGATAATAGAACGTAAGAATGGTGAATATTGTCTTTATGCTAAGAAGAATAGAAAGTTACTTGGATGTCATAAGACTAGGGCTGGAGCGGTTAATCAAGAGCGTGCAATACAAGCTAGAAGATTTAGTAAGATGAATGAAAGTCTTGATGATATACTTGGTATGATAAAAAAGAAACCGTGTTGGGCAGGTTATGAAATGATAGGATTTAAAAACGAAGGCGGTAAACGTGTGCCAAATTGCGTGCCAATAAACAAAGCTGAATATCAAGGCAGGAAGGTTGAACTTAACAAACCTTTTCGGTTAAAGGGTGAGAATAAAAAGTTTGGAGTTTATGCAAAAAACGAAAAGGGAAATACAGTACAAGTAAAGTTTGGTGACCCTAAGATGGACATCAAACGCGATGACCCTGAAAAACGCAGACAATTTAGAGCAAGACATAATTGTGATAATCCCGGTCCAAAGTATAAGGCAAGATATTGGTCTTGTAAAATGTGGAGTACAAGTAATGTATCAGACATACTTGCGAAAAGCAATGAACATTTAGATGATATAATAGATACACTTTCTAAGGCACCTAAGAGGCGCAGGTCTAAGAATCCGCCTAAGACATATATGGATGCTTGTCGATTTAATGCACGTAAGTTAAGAAACTATAGGGGTGGAACTCAGGTGTTTAATGAGCGTGCGTTTTGTGCGGAGCTTTGGAGAAATCCCGGAAAGTATTCAGGTAGAGGTCCAAAGAACACTCCTTCAAGAGTTAGAAATCGTTCAGGGTTTGAATTAAGAAATAAGATGGGCAGGCCGGGTTGGAATCCATCAGAACAATTAACACGTGAAACTGCTGAACAATTATTTGGTAAGAAGTAGTTTCCGGAAAGTTTAGATTACTTATATACCCTTTTCCAAGTGTATATACATGACAGATTGCGCATGTGGTGGCACTCACGAAAAAGCTGTCGACGAGGAAATCGTTGAATCAGAGGACGTAGAATTAGCTGCCGGACTTGATGAGCCAGTTGAAGTTGGCAAGGAAGAGGCACTAATGAAAGACATGGAAGCCACGCTTGCTAAACTTAAAGAAGTTCTTGCTTACCTTGAAGGTGAAATGGAAGAAAAAGCCGAAGAAGAGGAAGAAGAGGAAGAGGAAGAACCAGAAGAAGAAGCCGAAGAAGAAGAAGAAAAAATGGTAGAAGAGGAAGAAGAAAAATCTGAAACTATTGATGACCTTCACAAGGCAGTTACAACATTAAAGAAACACGGCATAAGTGTGTATACAGGTAAGAAAGCAACACCTGCACCAGCCAAAAATGACGGTCCTAAAGTAGAAAGCATAGATTTCAACAATGTGGAGAAATCCTTTGAAGAACTTGAAGCACTTTATGACGGAGGAATGTAAACATGGGAATGACAATGGAAGAATATGTAAACGCATACTACGGCGGCGAACTTGGTATCTCTAAAAGATACGGAATTAGCAAAGCCGATGACTTGACTTATACAAGCGACCCATCAGCAGCGTTCAATACAACGTATGGTGCTAAAGTGTATAATCAATTAAATACTAAATCTGAAGTATTCAAGCTTTTGAAGAAAGAGCCATGGACACAATCTGGATGGAGAGTATTGACTGGACGTCACGCCACAACTGCTGGAGTTGCAGAAAACAACTCAGAAGCTGGTGGAGCATTACCAGACACTGACAAACCAGATATTGTAAATGTAGAAGCTACACTAAAACAAATAGTAACTACTTGGGAAATTTCAACCAAAGCAGCAATGCTATCTGAAGCAGATGATGGAATGGGTAACTTAGCAGCATTTATGAGAAAAGAAAACTCTGAAGCTCACATGTACTCTATTGATGACATGTTGTTAGCAACTACAGATACTGTAACTGCAAACAACTTTGAATCATTGGACAGAGTTACTGCTGACCACACACAAAGAGCATACATTGCAAACGCAGATGCAGATTTGAATATCTATAATATTACAAGGTCTACAGATGACTGGTCACACCCAACTATGCAATTAGCAACACCGGGAAGTGCAGGTCACGCAGCTTTAACTTTATCAGACTTGGACACTTTGGTTCAAGGTGCATTAGAAGAAGGTGTAAACTACAGCGATTTGCTTTTCTTAACTGGATATGATACATATCAAGATTTGAAAGCATTAATGGCTACTGGTAGTGGAAATGCAGCATTCAGATATGATTTGGCACAAGGTGGCGCAGGTAACATGAATGGAGTTACAGGAGAGTCAGGACTTGCTTTTGATTCCCGTGTAGGTTCATACGATGGAATACCAATTTTCTTATCACAGCACGTAGAAAAAGACACCACATCCAGAATACACTTATTGGATATGGGTAACTTAGCAATGAGAATTGCAGCTCCAACAACTTATGTGGACAGCACCAATGTAGCAGTTACACAAAAGATGTCTCACGAGTTTGCTCTAATCACTGCTGGTGAATTAATTTGTTACAAATTTAAGACACAAGGTAGTATCAGAAACTTGAATGGTTAATGTTGGTAGGAGGACTTATTAAATGGTCAAAGTTACTAACATTACGGACAGGGTTCTTAGCAGGAGGACTCCTGCTGGGAACGTACTACGTTGGGCGCCTAGAGAAAGCAAAGAAATTGAAAGCCAAAGATTACTTGAAGAAGTATCTCGGCAAGAGTGCTTTGCTATCGGCGAAGAAGTCGGCAAGAAAGACGTTGGTGCAGGGCTTAAGACTGGGGTCAGAAAGCCTAAATCTAGCAGCAAAGCTCCTAGAGCCAAGCCCAAAAAAGAAGTAAAGCCTAAAAAGCCTAAAGGACTCAAGAAGTCTAAGAGGGCTGATTAATGGCAAATAATATAACGACAAAAAGAGTAAGTGCAGGAGTAAGAACATTACTTGTAGAAAATGCAGATGCAGACAATATAACAACTGCTGACAGTGTTATTATTGACCCTATAGATGCAGAAGGTTACGAAAGAGCAACTATTCAGATTAGAAACGAAAGTGAAGGTGCAACCATAACTGGTAAAGTTTGGGGTACTTTGTTTGATGGTGCAGATGCATTGCCAGCAGCCAACTCTAAATGGGTTCAGATTGGTGATGACATTGACGTTACAAACGACACTGGAGCCATGAAGTCCATATCTACAACAGGCCTAAGATACATTGCAGTTACAATCGCAAGAGCATCAAGCAACAGTGATTTTAATGCAGGCAATTGTAAAGTGTTCTTACAAGGGGCGCTTTAGTGAATGGCTTCTCCTATATACTCTGATATTGTCTTCGTAAGTGAGGTGGCCTAATGGCAACGTGTACATGGGATGGTGGCACAGATAATTGGAATGATGCAGCTAACTGGAACACAGATGGCGCAACAGATAGAGTTCCAATAACTGGCGATGACGTTGTTATTAACACGGCTGGAGCTACTGTTACATTAGATGTTCACATTGGTGGAGGACAAACTAATACAGGTCTTGGAAATCTTACAATAACCGCAGGAACTTTACATACTAACGATGGTTCCAACAGGATGCTTACAGTAACAGGAACTACAACAATAGGAGATGGGTCGGCCTCTGCAACGGAAGCAACATTAACTTGTAATGCTTCAGATATCATATTAGGTTCTGGAAAAACAGATGGTTATGCAGTAATTATTGAAGTAGGAGGATTTTTTGATGGAGGAACAGGAACTCACACAATGGGTTCTTTTAAGATAGGAGCAGACAATGCACTGGCTAAAGCTACGTTAACAACTGGAGTTACTAATATAAA